TGGTACAACAACATCACTACCATCAATGCCATTGCATGGTGTTGATGCAAATGCAAGTTCAATCTTTTCTTCGCCAGTTGCGAAATCATTGATAACATCAAAATCATTTTCAGTCACTTCATACCTTCCGAAAATGCGACCATTGTCTTGATAAATCTTGTTGCAAAAATCACCATCAGCACTATACGTGAAAGTGAATTTCTTCTTCTGTAAATCTGTTGTGGGTGCGTAAACGATGTCTTTATTCAAATCTAATTTCTTCGACCAATCCAACGTGTTACCACTTGCGATATATTCGTTCATTGGTTCGATGCGCAATGTGTTTGGTAATGTCTTATCTGGAACGAAAACTAAATTGAACATTTGTTGAATGCTTTTGATGAAATCAATTTGCTTCATTTCTGGTGCGTTGAATTCCATAAAGACATTCACGTTACCATACAATTCAGATGTTACACTTTGCAGTTCAATACCAGTACCAGTGTAATCGTTTGATCCATTACCAATCAAATCTAAATCCAACGATGGCTCTGCACCATTACCAACTGCATTCAGCGACATAAAACCTACGCGTACTTTCAAAGTATCACCAGTATTCATATGCAATGTGCGTAGAAAATCAACATTGATATTTGTTGAACTTGGTGTTCCGTACTGATAAATTACTTGATAAGGTAACAACGTGTAATTCACACTATCGTTAATATAAAATACAACTGCAAATGTTGTTGTACTTAAATCTGTATTCGCATTGTTTTGTGTTGCACTTCCGTGTAACCAAAATCGAAATGTAAAGTTACCAGTTGTTGGTGCAGTAAATATACCACCACTCCACGCATTCGCATTATCTTCGTATTCAGTGAATTGTGGATATAATGTGTATTCACCATTTGTTGCAGTTAAAGTGATGTTATTGATATTACTTGCAAGTGCTAAATTCGATGCAAATAAACCAGTTGTATTATCACCGTTTAAGTATTGTGAATTCACAAATGGTACATACACATCAGTTAGAATGCTATCTAAATAATCACTCTCATAACTAATACCTGCATCAATCATAATTTGGTCAAACAAATACTTGGCTTTTACAGATGGTGTTAAATGACCAACGTACAATGGTGCACCACCATACTGCGCATCATTTGGATTGTAATAAATTGGTTGTCCTTCTGGATTGCTTGCAGTTAAATTGAACTTATCGCACAACGTCAGAATTACATCATCGTTCATACCACTCACATTCTCATACAACAACTGATAATCTAAATCACCATTTGCAATCGTGCTAATATCACGTAACATTTTTTCGTTTAATGCACGTGATAAATTTGGAACTTCACCAAAAAATACAACTTCAAATTCAAACAACTTACCTTGCGACCAATACACACGTTTAACTTGAATGTGCCCACTCGCAACTGGTATTGTGTTACTTGTTAACGTTGCTTCTGTTTTGATTCTGTAATCAAACCAACCATCGAAGTTGACGTTGTAAATTGCACCAAAGAAATCAACATTTGTTTTGCTTGCAGGTATTCTAAACTCACGCGAATAATTACCAACTGCACTGAAATCTGTGATGTCTGTAAACTTAAAATTCAGATGCAATTTTTCATTCTCGTACAGATCCAAAGTTGCATACGTGCCATTACCATTATTAACCGATAGTATTACTTCGTTTATCATAAACCAACTCCTTGACTATATTTCAAATTCAATGTAACGTTAAATAGCTTGCTATACTTTTCATTCTTGATTGTGAACTGCGAATCTGCAACTAACACTGGTGTTTGATTACCACTATCATCAACAATAAACACATCATTCGAGCGCAACAATGTCTGCAAGAATTCAAATTCACCAACACTCAACCAATCACTATTGATAACAAGTCCTTTCGTTGTGTTCACATATCTATCTGTTACACCCCTGTCATATCTGTTAAAAGTAAATGAAGTTGAATTGTAATCACCAATAACTTTTTGGTATTGCTTGCGTTCGTAATTGTAACTTAATTCACTGCGCTTTGTGAAATTGAAATAGTCAACACCACCGCACGTATTAGTCCACATCAATCGAATGTTATCAAACAAACAATCATCATCAACACGATAGAACACATATTTGCGAGATACACGCGTACCACCAGCATCACGTGCATATACCATATACCATTTCCAATTCGTCATTGTTGCACCATCAGACAACAAGTTTGCAGGGTAAATACCAATCGCATTTACTTCATCAACATTGGTAGTTAATGTGTATGCGATTGTATCTATCAACGTATTTGTATCGTCAAAAATATTAACTGCAATTTCAGTTGCAAGTGTGTTAACTAATTCTGATGGTATGTAACCAATTGAATAAATCAATCCGTAATCCATATCACGCGCAGGAATGTAAACGTCTTGTGTCGATAAACCACCAATTGTTGTGTATTCACTCCACACGTGTGTTGTGTTTAATCGTTCACTTAATAAATATTGTTTAGTATCACTTAATGCATAACGTTCATCAACCAATGGTTTGTAACCATCACTTACTTGATATTCTGCCAGAAACATTCGCACGCGATTTGGTAATGCTTGACCAGTTGCAGTTGGTGTGAATACACCATTTATCAACCAACCTTCTTTTATTGTTGGTCTATCTTCATACACACTTGTTGTTTCTTGCAGTATGTTCGTTGATGAACTCAAAGTGCTATGATACAATTTTTCACGAAAGATAGGTGCAACATCTAACACACCATAACCACTCGCGTTTGGTTGTACGTTAATTGTAAAATCACTGAACTCAAACACATAACGAAATCCATCGTTTGCACTATTTGTTGACGAAACAACATATATCAATCGTTGTCCAACTGGTGTGAATTTGTGTGGTTGTTCTTCTATTGTAATTGCCATAATTGTTTATTGAAAATCTGTGTTTAATTGTGCTTCGAAATCTTTGCCATATGCATTGAATAATTTTTCTTCGTATTCTTCCCACGTATTGTCTAATGCGTATTCAAATGCGTTCCACCCTTTGATACCTTTCTTCCCTATGCTTCGCGCTATCAAGAATGCAACACTGCGCTTTAATGATTCAGTTTGTTTTTGTATGCGACCATCTTTGTCGCGTAACTTGATTCCACGTTGATTAATCCAATCGTAAATAACAATTGATGGTGGTGCTTTTTTATTCGCACCGCGCCCATCTTCCATACTGCCAAAATACTTGTTTGCATTTCCCTTTGCAAACACACTAATACCAATTGATTTATTTTTGATTTTCAAACGATATGAAAGTGATTTGTTCAATGCACCAGTGTTCACGCGATTCGTTGTTAATGAGCGACCTGCACCAGTTGTTGTTTTGCGTTTCATTCGATAATCACTTTGCATCAACTCAATAAAACGTTTCGCCATTTCATCGACAACAGAAAAGAAGTTAGGCATTTTTTCTCTTGTCATTTTATTGCGTTTTTGAATTCGTCAAGTGTATTAATTACTTGCTTATTAATTATGCAAGGTAAAACGATTGCATAAACACCTTCATCTAAAAACAAGTGAATGCATTGTTCATCTACATAAGCGCATTCAATTAATTCATACGTGTTGTTGCGATATGTTACTTGATTATTGTTTATTTCAATTGATTCCATAATTACGATTTGTTTACTTGTAAATGAACCAATGATGCAACTGAAGAATCAGCAGTGCTTGAATTTTGAACTGCAATAACAAGATACTGCGCAACAGTCCAATCAATGTTTGATGCAGTTACTGCTGTACCTGTAACTCCTTCATCTATTGTCGCTCCCACTCCAGATGGATAACTTTCAGTGTTAGTTGTGGTTTTGACTGCGAACGTTCTTGACATCTGCATAAATAATGATGTAGCAGATGCAGTTGTACTTGTTGCAACCAATGATCCACCGATTGTTGCACTTGTGTTAAAATACACGCGAATTATTACCGTTCCTGCAGTACCAGTTTTTCTTATTCGTGTTCTAAAATTTAAGACATCACCAACTGCGATATTATTTGCAGGTATTAAAACTGATGTTGTTAGTGTGCTTGCAGTTGTACCAGTTACTGCAGTACCATTTGTAACATTTTGATAATTGCGAATGGGTAGTGTTTGAAATGTTTTATCCCCACGAAAATACTGAAGCGTTGTACCTGCTGTTATTGTTGGTTCTTTTGAATTTAGTTGTAATTGTACATTAGATGAAAGACCATCTAAATAATCAAATTCAACATTATCAACCGTACCATCACCAATTTTAGAAGCATCGATTCCAGATGGTAACATAGCATTTGTTATCAATGCATTCTTCCACAATCCCGAAGATGATTGATAATACAACACTTGATTATTCGCAACTGATGTAATTTGAACACCGTGCAATTCATCAAGTTCATATCCATTTTGAATTGCTAATACAACGCGACCTTGCGTTGGGTGTGCACGTGCGACATAACCAATGAAAACTGAATGATTTGGTTCTGCTGGTGGTGTATTAGCAACAACTCCACCTGCAGTTGTAGCACTTAACCACAACGAATCACCAGCAGTAA